GGGTGTAACTTTAAAACCAATTAAAGGTTTAAGAGTACAAGCAATTCACAGAACATACGATAAGAACTATTCTGACTGGTCACCAGACTCTCGTGAATACGACGGGTCAGACGCTGACGCAGACAGAGCTCAAGTTTGGGAAGCCCCAGGTTACTCAAAACTTGATTTACACGCATCTTACAAATTACCAACAATCAACGGACTTGATATGACTTTAACAGGACATATCTTTAATGTTCTTGATGAGGTATTTGTTCAAGACGCAGTTGATAATAGTCAATACAATGGTTGGGGTTCTAAACAACACTTACCACACAACTCAGAAGTATTCTTGGGAACACCAAGATATGCTAATGTTGGTTTGACAATCAACTTCTAATTATATGGGGCGGTTGAAATATTACCGCCCCATTTAAAATAAATTACATTTACAAATTTATTCGTTATACTTATTATTAAAGAAGGAGTCAGTTATTTACCAAAATATTTTCTACGAAATACGCAAACAAAGGATGCATATTTGGGACGACCAAAAAGGCCACCTTGTCATACCTTATAAAAAATATGCCTATATAAAACATCCGAACGGACAACACGTTTCGTTGTATGGTGATAGATTAAAAAAAGTCACAACTTGGGAAGAAAATGAGTCTACACTACACGAATCAGATGTTCCACCTATGACCAGATTTTTGGTTGATAATTATGGAGATTCAGATGAAACATCAGTAGGTCATAGAATTATGTTTTTTGATATTGAGGTGGAAGTCACAGAGGGATTTCCAGATGTTCAAAAAGCACAAAATCCAATCACATCAATTGCATTATATGATTCCACAACAGAAAAATATTTCACTTATTGTTTCGACCCAGAAAAAAGAATTCAAAATTATTCTAAAGATGATGAGATTGTAGAGTTCTACGATACAGAATACGAAATGTTAAATAAGTTTTTCCAAAAGTATTTGGAAATCAGACCAACGATTGTATCCGGTTGGAACTCAGAGTTTTTTGATATTCCTTATTTGTACAATAGAGCAGTAAGAGTATTGGGGCCAGAAGTGGCAAACCTATTATCACCAATCTCAGAAGTTATTTATTCAGAATATAAAAAGAAACACACAATCGCTGGTGTTTCATCATTAGATTATTTACAACTATATAGACAATTCACATTTACACAACAATCAAGTTATCGATTAGATTATATCGGAGAAATAGAAGTCGGTATGAAAAAGGTTGATTATACAGGAACACTTGATGATTTATACGCAAAAGACTTACAAACATTTATTGACTACAATATCCGAGATGTAAGAATATTGGTTGAATTGGATAAGAAATTAGATTTTATTGAAGTTGCTCGTGGTATTGCTCATCTCGGACACATACCTTATGAAGATGTTCCAATGTCAAGTCGTTGGTTAGAGGGTGCTATCTTAGTTTATTTGAAAAAACTTGGAGTGGTTGCACCAAACAAACCACCAAGACCAAAGAAAATAGAAGATGACAAATTTGCAGGTGCTTATGTTCAAGACCCACAAGCAGGAAAACACGAGTGGGTTTATGACTTGGATATTACTTCTATGTATCCGAGTGTTATTCGTTCATTGAACATCTCACCAGAAACCAAGATTGGTAAAGTCGTGGGTTGGGATTCTGAAGAATTTTTAAAACAAAACCACCAAAAAACCTATACATTGATTGGTAAAAACAATAAAGAAATGGGTAAGATGACAGAGCGAGAACTTCAACAATATTTTGATGAGGCAAATGTATCGATTGCATCTAACGGAGTGATGTATCGAACAGACAAAAAAGGATTGATACCGGCATTGTTGGAAAAATGGTTTAATGAAAGAGTCGAAATGAGAAAACTCGTAAAGAAATTTCACGACGAAGGAGATAAAGTAAGAGAACAATATTTTGACAGAAGACAACATATCCAAAAGATTGTATTGAACTCGTTGTATGGTGTGTTGGGATTACCAGTATTTAGATTTTATGATTTGGATAATGCAGAAGCCACAACACTAACAGGTCAATCTTTAATTAAATTCAGTAAAAAAATTACCAATCATTTTTATAACAAAGAACTTGGAACTGCCGACGATTATGTTATCTACATTGATACTGACTCTATCTTTGCTTCGGCAGTTCCATTAATCCAAAAGAGATTTCCAAATCAAAAACTAACCGAAACAATGATGACACAAAGAATTATGGAGATTTGTGGTGAAGTTCAAGATTTCTTAAACGAGAGTTATAATTATTTCGCCAAGAAGTTTTGTAATATTGATGACCACGTTTTTGACATCAAACAAGAAGTGATTGCAAAAAGTGGATTGTTCATTACGAAAAAACGATATGGATTACGAATCATCAATGACTCTGGTCGTAAGGTAAACAAGATTCACGTTAAAGGTTTGGACACAATCAGAAGTAATTTTGCAGTTGCTATGAAAGAACTATTGTCAAAAGTATTGGAAGATATCTTGGCAGATGTTCCAAAGGAAAAGATTGACGAAAGGATATCAGTATTTAAAAGAAATATGAATAATCTTCATTATGATGTTGTGGCAAATCCAATTGGTGTAAAAGGTATTGGAAAGTATGAAGAAAAAGATATCGAAAGTCCTTTCAATAGTTATAAAAAAGGAACACCGGTTCACGTTAAATCAGCCATCAATTATAATTCTTTAATTGATTATTGGTATGAGGGAAAACGATATGAAAAAATTGCCAATGGAAATAAAATCAAATGGGTGTATTTAAAAGAAAATGAATTTGGATTTGATTCTATTGCATACAAAGGTTATGAAGACCCACCACAGATTTTAGAATTAATTAGAAAGTATATCGACCATAATAAAATGTATGAACAAGCAATGTCAAAGAAAATTGGTATGTTTTATCAGGCATTAAATTGGGGTGGAGTAGAAGACACAACACAATCAATGAGTAGGTTCTTTTAATGAGATTAATACACGGAGATTGTTTGGTTGAAATGGATAAGTTAATTCAAGAGGGAGTTAAAGTTGATGCCATTATAACAAGTCCACCTTATAATAAAGCAGGGTATGAAGGTTTTATTAGAAAAAGACACAAAGATGACAATTGGAAAAGAAGAAATATCGATTATGATGATGAATCGTCTAATGATTTTATGGAAGAATCAAAATATCAAGAGTGGCAAATTGAAGTATTAAATAAGTGTTGGGAATTATTAAAAGATGATGGTAGTATTTTTTATAATCATAAAGTTAGAGTCGCACAACATAAAGCTTCACACCCAATAGAGTGGTTGTTGAAAACCAAATTAAACTTCAGACAACAAATCATTTGGGATAGAAAAAGTAGTCCAGCAATATCACCGATAAGATATATACCTTCAACCGAATTAGTATTTTGGCTTACCAAAACAGCTACACAACCAAGATTTGAAAGGAAAGACGATACATTACACAAAGGTGAAGTTTGGACTATACAACCATCCAAAAATGAAAATCACCCAGCTACATTTCCATCAGAATTAGTTGAAAATATAGTTTATAATTTACCAGAAGATTCTTTAATATTGGATTGTTTTATGGGCATTGGAACAACAGGAGTTGTGTGTAAAAAGCTAAATAGAGATTTTATCGGAATAGAATTAGTCAAAGATTATTTTGACTACTCAAAGAAAAGAATTGAAAACATTGAAAATAATTCTTCAACATTGGAAAAATTTATTTGATTTTCAAATTAACAAATGATATTTATAATTGTAAAATAATAGGAGTAAAATGGTTATGAACAAGAGTCAATTAACAAACTTCATCACAAAATATACTTTGGGTGGAGAAATCAAATCAACAAAATGGACTTCAAACGGCAATTCATTATCAACAAGATTTATCTCAGGTGATAAGTCAGTTGTGGGTAGTGTTGTGTTGAGTCAATTTAGTCATCTATCGCCTTGTGAATTAGGTGTTTACAATACAGGCCAACTATCAAGTTTGTTGTCAGTATTGGGAGATGATGTTGAAATCACATTGTCAAATTCCGGAGATAAATTCATCTCAATGGAACTTGAAGATACAAAAAGAAAAACAAAATCAAAATATATGTTAAGTGATTTATCGGTTATCCCTACACCACCAGAACTTAAAAATCTTCCAGACACATTTGAGTTAGGTATTAAGGTAGACCCGTATTTCATCAACACATTCATCAGCGGTAAAGGTGCTTTGTCAGAAGCAGAAACCTTTACTATCTTGACTGACGGAGGTGAAACAAGAATTGTTATCGGTTATGCTTCAATCGCATCAAATCGTGTGACAATTCCAGTAGAAACCACAAAGTCAGCACAAATTGAACCAATCTCGTTCAATGCAAATATGTTCGCATCAATCTTAAACGCAAATAAAGATTGTGAAAGTGCAACATTAGAAGTGAGTTCAGCCGGATTATCAAGAATTAAATTCTCAATTGATAACTATGATTCAGAATATTTCTTGGTATCAACACAGGCAGTTAATTAGTGGATTCACTAAAACATACATTATGGGTAGAACGATATAGACCTACTCAATTAGATAATTACATTGGTAATGACCATTTAAAATCAAAGGTGTCGGTGTATCTTGAATCAGGAGATATACCACACCTACTCTTATTCGGTCGTGCCGGAACAGGTAAAACAACATTGGCTAAATTGTTAGTCAATAATATCGATTGTGATTATCTTTATATAAACGCATCTGATGAGAATAGTGTAGATGTAGTTCGTGAGAAAGTCAAGAACTTCGCATCAACATTAGGATTTAAAGATATGAAAGTTATTATCTTGGACGAGTGTGATTACATTACACCAAACGCTCAGGCAGCATTAAGAAATCTTATGGAAACTTTCTCAAAGAATTGTCGTTTTATATTGACTTGTAATTATGTCGAGAGAATTATTGACCCGATACAAAGTCGTTGTCAATCATTTCAGATTATTCCACCAGACAGAAAACAAGTTGCACAACATTTGGCCAACATATTGACAAACGAAAGTATTCAGTATGAAATAAAAGATATCGCAACCATTGTCAATAGTGGTTATCCAGATATTAGACGAGTAATCAATGGTGCTCAAAGACAAGTTGTCAACGGACAATTAGTCATTGATGAAAACACCATAACACAAAATGATTACAAATTAGAAGTTTTGGAAATATTAAAAACACAAGACAAGAAAAACTCGTTCCAAAACATCAGACAATTATTAGCAGATTCTAAAGTATCGGACTTTTCAGATTTATTCAGATTGATGTTTGACACGGTTGATGATTGGGGGAAAGGTCATATTGCAGAGTGTATATTAATCTTGTCAAAATATCAACAATCAGACGCAGTCGTAGTGGATAAAGAAATCAACATTATGGCTATGTTTGTAGAAATAATAGGGAGTATTAAATGAGTCATCCAAATCCAGCACCACCAAAGGCACCGGTTCAATTAGATTTAAATGAAGCCGACACTATACAATGTCAAGAGTGTGGAAACGCATCTTTTATACCGGCATATTTTTTGAAAAGAATATCTGCATTAGTATCACCAACAGGTAAGGAAGCCATAGTTCCAATACAAGTTTATAGTTGTGGTAATTGTGGTACGGTTCCACAAAAAATGTTAGAAGGTAGTGGACTTGAATCAACAAAGAAATAAATTTCGGTTAGGTAAATTAGAATTTACTTTAATTGAAAAACCACCAACTCAAGAATTATTTGATAAGTGGAAAGATGATTTTTTGTCTTTATCAGAAACAAATAACTATAAAGTTTGGTTAACAGGTGGATTCTTAGAAGATTGGGAAACCAATGATATAGATTTAATTTTAACTGGCAAACCCAACTATCAAGAAATACGAAATTTATTATATCAAGCGAGGATTCTTGGTGTAAAATATGGTTTACTTATAGATATATCTCATTGGGATACGGAACCAATGTATATTTATGAAAATTATCCAAGTGCTTGGGGAATTGGAAAAGGTATAGAAAAGGTTACCGTAAATAAATTAAATATAGGTTTTTGTATATATTATAATGATACATTAGTTAAAAAAATTAAAAACTATGAAGAAATTATTACAGGGTTGTATGAATATAAAGCTACATATCCTACAAAAAAACAATTAACAAGAGAATATAAATCAAAACCAATTTTATTAAATGGATAAGAAAATAAAAAATAAATGGAATCATCAAGATTTTGATATTTTTGATGATTTAAAATCAAGAAAGAACGCAATACACGATTGTGTTGGTGGAGATAAAAGTGGAAAAATTAAGTATCATTTTAATGAACTTGGACTTAGAGGAGATAGTTTAAAACATTATCAAAATTCTGAGAAAAAGTTTTTAACATTTGGTTGTAGTCATACTTTTGGTGTAGGAAATGAACTTAAAAATACTTGGGCACAATTAGTTTCAAATGATATCAATTATAGTTATATAAATTGTGGAATACAGGGTATATCAAATGATACTATTTCAAGAGCGGTTTTATCCTACACAGAATTTCTGAAACCAGATTTTGTCATTGTTCTACATACATATCCACATAGGAGAGAATACACAACATCAGAGGGAAGAAAGTGCTCTTACAAACCAGACGGAAAATGGGACTTCTGGGAAACCACTCACGGTAATGAAATACACGATAGTATTACTTTTATACAAAATGATGAAAATGATTTAGATAATCAACATAGAAATATGATGTTAATTAAATATTATTTAAAGTCTTTAAATGTTCCACTATTACAATATACATTAGAAGATTATCTAAGATTACAAGTAGATAATGATTTAGTTGGTAGTGGTCACGCTGGGATAGAAACAAACAAAATTTTTTCTATCAAGGTTATAAATGATTATAGAAATTTTGATTAATTTATATTTATATATAGGAAAAAAATTATGTCAGTTCAAACAAAAATAGAAAATTATTTAAATTACATAACAGGTAGTGCAGGTGGTTGGCCATCAAATACACACATTGGTATAGTGGGTGGGTTAGACTACATTATTGAAGAAACTACGAATGATGTTTATTTTAATGAAATGAACACTAATATTGGTATGTATGGGCCTTTCAGTCAACAATCTGCATCATTTAATTTGATATCAGATTATGTAAATGAAAAAGGTTGTAACACAGCTTACATTTATGGTTGTACTTATTCTGATAAACAAAATCCATCAGTATTTCAACAACCATTAATTAGTGAGAGTTTTGCAAGACACGGAATATCAGTAAATTTTGAATATCAAGATAACACTTCCATAACATATTTTTCACAAAGAGGACAAAGTCAATATACAGGTAGTTTTCATTTATTTATAGGAACACCTTGGTATAGTGATGATAACTTGTTGAGTATAGTTAGTGGTTCATTTAATAAATCAACATTTAGAAATTTATTGAGTTCATCACCAGAGAGTGCAAGTTTAATACCATTGTTTGATAAAGATAATTACACTCACAATCCTAATTTTCCAGATTATGTTATTAAGAATCCAACAGGACACTCAACATTAGAAAGTGGTGAATTTGGAATTAAAAAATATCTTGCCGATACCACAACATATCAGGATGCAGTTGATTCCGGATACATAACAGAAAAGTTTGTTATTCCGAGTGGTAGTTATCAAAATGGTAAATCATATATTTTTACATCAAAAAGTTATTATTTATTGACACCAGAAAAACTTATAAATTTAGAAAATCACACAGGTAAACCAAGAAACCTTGCAAACCATATAGAAATGTCAGGTAGTGAATCTTGGTTTACACATTCTTCGGGACTAAGAAGTACTGCAAGTGGTAGTTTGATAAATATGTATGACGGTACAACAAAACAAGTTCAAGATGTTGAGGTTGGGGACGTTATATTATCATATCAACCATTGGGAATGCCTGACGAATCCGAAGGTCAAGGTTGGTCTAATTTTACCACATCTGATTTAAGTGGTTCATTCACTTCCGGTTCTATTGTCGTAGATGTTTTTTCAGGAGATTCTTATGGATATTACTTAATAAACGGAAGTATAAAAATACAAGGACAAGGTGTAAAATATTTTGTAAAATCAAGTGGAACTTGGCAATGGAAACAACCAAGTAACATTGTGGTTGGAGACTATTTCTTGGACAAAGACGGAAATGATATAGAAATTACATCAAAAACAGATGTAATCGAACAAGAAACTTTCTATGGATTAAATGTTGAGGATATCGATACTTACTTCCAATCAAACATATTGGTTCACAATATTCCACCAAAATGTTTTGTATCAGGAACACCAATCACAATGGGTGACGGAACTACAAAGTCTATTGAATTAATTGAAGTTGGTGATGAAGTTAGAAACTATGATTTTGATACTGAAGAAATTAAAACTGGTAAAGTTTTAGCAATCAAAACACCAATGCACGCAGACATTATAGAAATTAGTTTTGGTGATAAGAAAACCAAAAACACATTTGACCACCCGTATTGGGTTGTTGGAAAAGGTTGGTCATCTTACAAACCACAATGGACAGAAAAAAGATATAGTATTGATTCCAAACAATTAGAGATTGGTGATATATGTTTAGAATTGTATGAGGGTAAATTAAGAGAAATAGAAATTACTAACATCATAGAAGATATAAATCCAGTTCAAACTTATTCATTAGAAATCGAAACTAATCATAATTATTTTGCAAATGATATTTTGGTTCATAATAAATTTATATGTCTTATGGCAGACCAAGTCATCAATATGGGAGACGGAGTTTACAAAAGAATTGATGAAATAGAGTTGGGTGAAAATATCTTAGTTTATGATGAAGAAAATGATGAGTTCAAAGAAGGTAAAGTAAATACCATTATGAAAAAATTACATAGTAATTGTTATGAATTAAAGGTTGAAAGTGGACAAGTCATTAAACCAACAGGGAATCACCCATTCTTATTGAGAGATAAAGGTTGGTCAACGATAGAAAAAAATAATCCAACATTTGAAGCGGGTGGTGGTGTTATAGAAGTTGGTGATTATGTAAAAGATTTAGATGGTTGGGTAGAAATTGTTGAAATCAATAAAATTGATGGAGAACATATTACTTATAATCTATTAAATCAAGATTATGGAACAATTGTTGCACACGACATTGTAACCCATAATTCACCTTAATGAAAACAAAAAGGTTGTGATGGCAGGAAAATATAAACATAATAATAATTTCAAGTATTCAATTCAAATACCAAACTTTTTTTCATCTGAAAAATGTGATGAAATAATTAAAAAAGTTGTAGAAACAGAACAACAAGTTATCGGTTGTGTCGGTGATGAAAAAGGTAGTGTAATCATACCAGAAATCAGACAAACAAAAGAATGGTACTTAACAGACCAACCACTAAATGATATGAGACCAGATAAAACTGCTAATGATTGGAGTTGGATACAAAAGAAAATGTATACAATCATTCAAATGGTAAATAAAGATATTTTTAAGTTTGACATATCTGGTTACCACGACGAATTAAAACTAATAGAATACCAAGATGGTGGATTCTATGGTTGGCATACAGATTTTAATGCAGGTTATTGTTCAGTAAGAAAATTAGTAGGTATAGTTCAACTAACCGACCCGAGTGAATATGAGGGCGGAGATGTTCAATTCGGTATCCAAGATAAAGATACAAAAGAATGGTATACAATGAACAAACTAAAGGGTTCATTAACTATATTTCCTACATTTCTATCTCACAATGTAACACCAGTTACTAAAGGTAAACGATATGTAATACAAGAATTATTTGTAGGAGACCATTTCAGGTGATACCTAATAAAAACTTTGAATGGTATATTCACTTACCATTTTTAAGTGAATCTCAATGTGATGAATTACTAACTCAAATAAAAAATGAAGGTGGTTGGGTTAGAGCAGATGTTATAAATCCAAACAAAAACAATGAAGTTTCATTTTCAAAATATAGAGAATTAGATGAACTCTATTTGAATGAAGAAAAAAATAAAGATATAAAGAATAATTATGATTGGGTTTTAAAGAAATTAGATACTATTGTTAGATTAACTAATAATAAAGTATGGAATTTCAATATAGAAAAAACTTCAGGTGATTTTAGAGTTTTAAAATATAACATTGGTAACCAATTCAAATGGCATTCCGGTACAGACAAAGGATTTTTATCTTTAAATAAAATAACTTGTTTAATACAACTATCAGACCCTAAGGATTTTGAGGGTGGTGATTTACATTTTGCATTTCAAAATGACAAAGAAGAATTTTTCAAGTGTCCTTACAAAAAAGGATATTTATTTATGTTCCCATCTTTTGCAAACCATATGGTTTCTGAACTAATAAGTGGAGAACGATATATTATGAGAGAAACATACATAGGGGAACCTTTTAAATAATGTATAAAAATATTAATATGGATGATTTGAAAATAAACCAAGATTTTAGGTGGTTTATTACCAAAGCTAACTTCTTTTCTAAAGATGAGTGTGAGTATATGATAAAACATATCGATAAAAACTCATCAAGAAAAAGAGGACATTATGTTCAGAACTTAGAAGATAGAACAATAATGGACGATAATGTTTGTATGTTAAACATTAGTAGAAATGAAGAACAAAAATATCTTGATAAGTTTTGGAGTGCAATACAAATAGCAAATATAGTAACATTCAAATATAATTTAAGTGGGATATTTGAAAATAGACTACAAGCACACAGATATGATGTAGGTGATTGGTATAATCCACATTCGGATTTTCACTCAATACAAAAGTTTAGTTCAGTAAAATTAACTTGTATTGTATTTTTAAATACAGAATACGAAGGTGGTGAATTTAGTTTATTTGACGGAACAATCATAGAACCAGAGGTCGGAAAATTAATTATACACCCATCTTTTGCAGGACACGGAGTTAAACCGGTAACTAAAGGTAAACGATATTCTTGTGTATGTTGGGCAGTAGGAGATACTTTCGTATGATACAAAATGATAATTTTAAATTTGTAGTACACAAAGAGAATTTTTTATCTGATTTACAATGTGATAACTTGATAAAGTATTTAGATGAAGTAAATCCAAATGATTCAGAACTTGCAGGAAAGTATGATGAAAATATTTTGAACAAAAAAGTTCGTGATAATAAAGAAGTTGTATTTGAAGATGATTCATTGAGAAATAAATTAAAGATGGTTTTTGAATTATCAAACCTATCTATTTGGAAGTTTGATATACAAAAAATGGAAGACATAAAAATATTAAAGTATGGAATCGGTGGTAAGTATGAGTGGCATACTGATTGTGGTTCTAAAAAAACTTCTAAAAGAAAATTAACTGCAATAATTCAACTATCTGATGAGAATACTTATGAGGGTGGAAACTTAGAATTTGGAATCACAGAAGATTCAGGTGAAAAGAATTATACAGCAACAAGAACACGAGGAAGTATCACAATATTTCCTGCTTTCTTATCACACAGAGTAACACCAATCACTAATGGAACTCGTTATTCATTAATAACTTGGATGTTGGGAAATGCATTTAAATAAAGTATTGGTATTGGGTTGTAGTCGTAGTGGAACAACCGAGTTTTGTAAAACACTACAAGAAATCTCGTCAAAGAAATTCATATGGGAACCACAAGTTGGTCTAACATTTGATAAAAATCAAAAAAATTTAATAAAATATCTCGGTGTAAAAAAATACTTAGATAAAATATACGAAGATAAAAATACTTTTGGTATAAAGTGGGGTATGTATCCTAATTCGGATTGGAGTACAGAAGTAATTGATTATCACGACTTAGTGTTTTTCTTATCAAGAAGAAATGTATTTCAACAATCTTTATCATTGAACTTGGCAAAGAAAACAGAAAAATGGAGAGCAGTAGATTTTGGTGTAGAAACATTTTCACAAAAAGAAAAGGAAGATTACAATAAATTAAAAGTTGAAAAGATTAACATTGAAGATATAAAAAAAGATATTATAGGAATAAAAGAAACTTCAACTAACACTATAGAATATTTAAAATCACATAGAAATTCACGAGTGTTGTTTTATGAAGATATATTTGGATTTCTTGCAGGCGTAAAACTAAACACCGAAGACAATTATAAAAACATTGAAAATTGGAAAGAACTTAAAAACTTTTACGAACAAAACAAAGATTTTTGTCATTTTGACTTATAAGTCAACTATTTATTTATATCTAAAAGGTTATTCACTATGAAAACAAAATCACTATTCGACCATATAAAACAAATTACTGATGTTCAGAACCAAAATTATTGGGACAACATAACTGATGCCGATAAAAAGACTTGGTCTAATTATATGGTACATAGATTTTTATCTATGAAACAAGAGTGGATTGAGGTTGTGAATGAAATCCAAAGATATTGGGAACTGAAACCAAAATCAGTTTATCAATTCTACACCAATGTATTACCAAAAGGAAGAACTTTTTTAAAATACACCAAATCTAAGAAGAAATCAACCATTGAGAAATGGGCAATGGATATATTGTGTGATTATTTTGAAGAAAGTTCAGAAAATATTGAAAAAACACTTGACATTATGGGTAAAGATGTTGTATATTCTATTGTGTCAAAGT